CATTGAATTGCAGAGGACGTTGTAATCTCCTCTATCAAAGGCTTCAAGGATTTCTGCACGGTCATCTGATGAGCCGTTGACCTCTGCTGCACGGAATCCTTTTTCGTTAAGAATTGCACAGAATTTCTGTGATGTTTTGATAAGAGGAAGGAATACAACAGTTTTTCTGTCAGCGCAGTTCTTTACCATTTCGTCTGCTATCTGATAAAGGTATGGGTCAAGTGCTGTTCCGATTTCAGAGGCTTTGAAATCTCCTGCTTGTTGCGAAACTCCTGTCAGGTCAAGCTCGAGGGGAATCGTCAGTGCCTTTATAGGTGTGAGATACTTTTCCTTTATGGCTCTGGGTAGAGTGTATTCGTAAGCGAGGCTGTCAAAGTATGTACCCAGGTTTTTCATATCTCCTCTGTCGGGGGTAGCTGTAACACCCAATACCTTTGCTTTGTCGAAATGCTGAAGCACTTTCTGATATCCGTCTGATATGCAGTGGTGTGCTTCGTCAATGATTATCGTATCAAAATAATCTTTGCTGAATTGTGACAGTCTTTTTTCTCTTTGAAGTGATTGAACGGAGCCTACCGTTATTCTGAAAAAACTGCCGAGACATGATTCCTCTGCTTTTTCAACAGAGCAACCGAGTCCTGTACTCTTTTTGATTTTGTCTGATGCTTGTTCAAGCAGCTCTCCACGGTGTGCAAGAATTAATACTCTGTCACCGTCAGAAACACACTCTTCCGCAATTTTGGCGAAAACTATGGTCTTCCCACAACCTGTGGGTAAGACCAGAAGTGTTTTATCGTTTCCCTTTGCCCATTCGGAGAAAACTGCATCCTTTGCCTCAGACTGATAAGGTCTGAGTTCCATAATCAGAAGTGACCGGGTGTGAAGCCTGTTGACATGGGCGGTGTCTTAGGCTCAAGGAATTTTTTGATTTTGTTTGACTGCATAGGCTGACCTTTATTGCTTGTCCAGTTATCAATGTAAACCTTGCATCTGCCTTTGCTTCCGGGCACGGCATTCCAATTCATTTTCATGGCTTCGCCGTGTTTTCTGTGACCGATTGCAATAAAGAATTCGCAGAGCATACCTTCACATTTGCGGTGGATAAAAAGATTATGTTCAATAGTTGCTTTTTTACCGTCAGGTGAGCTGACTTCGATTGTGAGAATTGCTTTGCTGCATTTAGGAAGCTTTTCGGAGCCGTTGTGAATGCCTCTGTCAAACTTCTTAACAACGAAATCATATTCGCCTTCAGGCAGAAGGACAAATTCGGAATCCTGGCTGATTTCAGAATCCCAGTCAAGCTCTGTCATTACTTCATTAGGGTTAAATGTACTCATAGTGTTTATCTCCTTTACATTGGTAATTTTTTGTTTTCATTTATCATTTCAACAACCTGAGGCCATGCGCCGATGAGAACACCGTTGATGAAATCCTCGCCGTAGTTGGAAATAGGTGTGTTAATAGGGAAATATCCCTTTTTGCTCACTGCTTCTCTGATATCAAATTCTGATACATTGTGCATCTGCATAAGGTCAGCAAGTGCTTTAGGTATGTTCTGAAATTCGTTTGTAACCGGAGCTTCTTCTGTGGGAGTGATTTCCTCGAAATCATCTGTTTTAATTGAAGTGGTTTCTGCCGTCTGAACGGGCTGAGGAGCAGGAACGGATTCAAAAATATGTGCAATAGAGCTGAAAGCGAAGGGAAGCTCAAAAGGTAATTCATCACGGTTTTTTGCATCCCAAGAAGCACAGTGTTGTGTATACATAATACGCTCCTGACCACCGTATGCTTTTCTCTTTTTTGCTTTTTCATCTACTGTAACAACTGTAGTTTTATAGTTTGCAAAAAGGAGTAAATCAGACCATTCTTTAAGCAGTGCTGCCGTTCTCTTTTCTGTTTTCTTGATGCCAAGCTTTAATTCCCAACGGTCATATGCACCGGCTTCGTCGGGTTGGTCAAATTTAACGAGCTGTGCATGAGCTGTAAGAACAACATTTATGCCGACATTGACTACTTCTTCAAGCTGATTGAGGAATCTGCCCATTTCCTCGTTTATATATGTAAATCCATAGCCCCAACCGAAATCTTCAATTCCGGTTTTGAATGATTTTGCACATATGTAATCAGAACAGAGTCTTTCAGCCCAATCCATTGTGTCAATTACAAGAGTTTTGCAGGGACGGTGTATTCTTGTATATTCAATCTGATTTCTCAACATTTCCCAGCTTGTAGGTTTGTCATAACGTTTTACATTAAGCTTTTTTGTACTGCCTTCAGTATCAATGAAAAGAGGGTCGGGAAATTGTGATGCAAAGGTTGATTTTCCTACTCCCTCAGGACCATAAACCACTACTTTCTGTGCAGTCTGCAGTTTTCCGCTTGTTATGTTCATTAAAATTCTCCTTCCTTCCACGCCTTAGGTTCAGGCGTGTTATTTACAACATAGCCGTCTTCAATAATTACGGCGCATTCATCACCTGAGCTGACACGGGTTGCAATAGCCTGCAGACCTTCTTCTTCAAGCCATGCGCCGAATTCGTTGAGAGTGTCAATATCCATCTGTTCAAGTTTGTCAATAAGCACAAACTGACATTCAGGATTGAGTTTTCTGACGATTGCCACAGACACCTTCAGCTGTTCTGATGCAGACATGTTGTCCCATTTGTAGCCGTTATATGTAAGCTCGCCTTCTTTGACTGAAAGACCGGGGAGGGGAAGGTCAGCACTGTTAAGAAGGTCAGACTTTGCTTTTCTGACACTTTCAAGCTTTGCTGTCAGCTCACCATACTGATTTTTAAACGCTTTGGCATCTTCCTCAGCTTTTTCACGGTCAAGGTTTGCTCTGACTTTGACATTGATTTCTTCAATGTTTCTGATACTTTCCTCGATTTCAGCAGTGCTTTCATCAACAAGGTCCTCAATTGATTTTTCTGCAATCTCAAGGCCCTTTTCAAGCTGAGCCTTTTCTGCAAGAAGTTTGTTGAGAGTGTCTGTTGCAGCCTGAATACGCTCATCAATTAAAACAAGGGAATCCTTAATCATAGCAGCGTTTTCTCTCTTTTTGCGATTCTCACCGTTACGGGCGAGGATTTCCTGCTGCTGAAGGATAAGCTCAGATGCATTGATAGGAATTTCAGGAACATCAGAATACTTCGGCATTTCCTGAGCAAAGGCAGCCTTCTGTTCAGCAATCTGGCCGATGGCATGACGCTGATTGTAAATGGTTGATTCTTCAAGCTCAAGCTTGATAAGTGTTTCACCTACGCCGATAATCTGCAGAAGCGTGTCTGCTTTTTCTTTGCTTGAGGAATTCATAAATCTTGGCAAGTCAAGAGCAAACTGAGAGATAAAGGCATCAAGCAGTGTCTGACCGCCTTTGTTGCCCTCAGGGTCAATAACCTTGAGAGTGCTGTTCTGACCGCTTCTCTCAACGATGATACCATTGTCAAGGGTAATCTTCAGCACCGGGGGAATAACAGAGCCGCTTCTTTGTGCATCAGAGGGACGATATTTTGCACCGCCGAGAGTCCATGCTATGGCATCAAGAACAGATGTTTTACCCTGACCGTTTTTACCGCCGATGATAGTCAAGCCGTTTTTAGTCGGCTCCATTTTTACTGCTTTGATGCGCTTGACATTTTCAAATTCCAGTGTATTGATTTTCATAAGATTTTGCCTCCTTGATTTTTTATAGAATTTGTGCTACAATATTTGTGCAATGTTTTTGTTTGCTGCTTTTCGGTGTTCCTGCACCGTAAGCAGCATTTTCTTTTACCGGCATAAGAGTGCCACCGCCATGTGGATTTTTTCAAGCTCATCCACTCTTTCAAGCTCATCCACACGCTTTTTAAGTGCCTCGTTCTGATTACGCAGGCGCTTATTTTCTTGCTTCATCAGGATGTTTTCAGTCAGAAGCTCAATGTTGTCATCTGCCAGCTCACGGCATCTGAGCGTGTCACGCTTTTCTTTTTGTTGCTTGACTTTCATTGCAAGCTCAAGAACGTCTCCTCTCATAACCAATCACCTCCCATTATGATTTTGTATATAAACCGGCACAGGGCATCCTCAATCTCAGGAAAGATTTCTGCAAGTAATGCCAGAACTAAAATAGATGATAAAAGAATCAATAAAGCCATGGTTATACCTCTCTTGTCATTTCTTCTGTCTCTTGACGAGAATTTTTCCGTAAACACCGCATTCTTCAAGCGGTACCTCTCTCAGA